CCCTGACAGGGCAGCTTTTTTGATTGCCAGCAGGATGAGGTCATCCGTGAAAATCTGCCGCCATTGGAGCAAGGAATCCTTTGCGGCCGGGGGAAAGCTGCCGATGTTGTCCTCGAAAGACCGGATGATCTCGGCCAATCCGGGGTCGGCAGCCGGAAAACCGCCGCTGCCGTTATCTCTTACTCTGTTCTCTATCTCTTTATCTTTATCTTTCTCTTTATCTATCTCTTTCTCTATGGGGAGATTTTCCCCAGTGGTATCCCTACCACTTTCCCCAATTGAAAGAGGAGAATTTGCGGCTTGTAGTGTCTGCCTGCGCTTCTTGGCCGCCCAGTCAGTTTCACTGCCTATCATTTCCGAATAATCGGAAATCGACAGCGTTCCGTCTGGGTTTTCAAAAACAAGGCCGATTTGCTTGTACACCTCAAGAGCCACACGGACGGTTGCCAGAGAAAACCATTTGCATTCTCTCTGAATCTTTTCAACATCATAGGGAATGAGCATCTCTCCGATTTTTGACACCAGACAGCCGCCCGTGTTTATGGTTTTGAGGCAGAGCATTTGATAGAGAACAACATAGTTGGCACCATCTGGCTGGCTCATCAGGTAGTCGATTGCGTCCGAGGACATGAAGCTATCTTTGAGTTTTATCCAGTAGTACCGTTTACCAGTTGCCATTCAAACCTCCTTAGAACGGCAGGTCGTCGCTGTCATCGATGACCGAGAAATCGTCAGGGTCGCCCTGCGAGTAGCTGGGCTGCTGCCCGCCGGGGGCACTCTGCTGCCATTGCTGCCGCTGGTTCTGGGTGGCGAAGCCCATCTGCTGCGGCTGTTGGTTCTGATAGGACGGCTGCTGGTAGGACTGCTGGTAGCCCGGAGGCGGTGCCTCGCCGCCATCATCAACCCGCTGCTCCGTCTTTGGGCCGCAGAAGTGAATTTTCTGCACCACGAACTCGGTGGCGGTGCGCTTCTGGCCGTTCCTGTCCTCATAAGACCGGGTCTGGCACTGGCACTCCACAAGAGCCGTGCTGCCCTTGCGGAAATACTGGCAAACGAACTCTGCCGTTTTACGCCATGCCACGAAATTCAGCCAATCGGTAGCCCGCCGGCCATCCTGACCGACATTGTCCCGGTCAACGGCCATGCGAAAGCTGGCGACTGTCAGGCCGCTCTGTGTGGTCCGCATTTCAGGATCGGCAGCGAAGCGGCCCTGAAATATGCAATTATTCAGCATGCGCGTCCTCCTGCCTGACGTTGCAAAATGCGTTCCGCATCTCCTGCACGAAAGTGCCAGTGCCGTAAGCATCACCGTTGGCGTTCTTCTGGTAGATGATGGCGAGCTCGGTCTGTGCCCGAAGCAAGTCCTTGTACTCCTCAACCGGGATAGCGATGGTCTGGACGTTCAAATCTTCCATAACCGGTTCCTTTCTTCTCGCATGATGCGGACCACCTTGCGGCACTGGTCCACATCGAACATTCCAATATGCGTAAATTCAATCGGGGTGCCCATCTTCTCGGACAGCCAGCGGTAGGCCTCATTCCGGCGGCCACGGTAGGGACCGTATTTCCAAAGCGGGTCAAATGCTGCATGAGCTGCCTTTTTCCAGTTGCGCAACTCCGAATTTGCCAAGCGGCCAAGGGGCTTGTCAGACCCCTTGTGTACGCCGACATAGGCGCCGCAGCGAGGGCAGAGGTAAATCATGCCGAAGCTGTGGCCGTGGTAAACCACCGAACTGTCTACGAAGTCTGCAGGCGTTCCGCAGTAGTCGCAGATGACGATTCGGCCTTTCATCGTGACCATTCCTCCTTGTACCGGGCCAACTGCTCCGGGGTATCCGTCTCGATACCCAGAGCCTTGGCTTCATCAATCGCACCGTCAATCAGGTGTGAAAATTCTTTCGTGTCCATCTTGCTGGTGTCCTTGTAAACCAAGTAGCAGTTGAACCATTTTCCGTCCTCTTCCCGCACATCAAAGCAGCGGGTGTATTTGTAGAGGTCGTGAACATCCACGCTGACCGGAAGTTTGAAGCCCACGGTGCAGCCATCCTTGTCCCTCGCAACCGTGCCGTATGCCACAACCAGCCGCTCTTTCACAAGGTCATCCGATTCACCAGTTTCGGCGGCGATCTTGTTGACCAGAACATGGAAGTAGGCGTTTGCGCTGTGGCTGCGCTTGTTGCGGTGCTTCTTGATTTCAATATCCAACAGCGGTTCTTGATTCAGCTTGTCCCACAGGTTTCGGAAATCAGAATCAACTTCCAGCGTGATACGCTGCTTGCGGTTCAGGCTGAAGCTCATATCCACCAGCCGCCCGGTCATAAGGCTTTCCAGTGTTCTTTGAACACATCCATCAGACCGAAAGCATCCAGCCAGTCGAAAAAGTCCGAAATGATGGGGCGAATGTCGGGCGATTCATCCCGGCGATAGCACTCCGTCCAAACATCCATGCCGTTGCTGACGAGGTAGGAGAACGTCTGGGCCTCCGGGATCAGCAGCATATAGGTAGGATGCTGGGTGCTGGAATAGAACTTTCCGCGCTCGTAGCCCTTGCTGAACTTGATGTCGTAGATGGTGCCGGCTTTCAGGGCATCGAGGCGACCATACAGAACCACATCCATGCCGCGTACCTGAATCTTTCGGCGGGCTTTGAACTGCAGTTGCCCACCATTGACGATGGCAGCAATCTGCCCGGCAGCCCAGCTCCACGGATTGTTGGGGTCATCGTGGCCGTTGACAATGGCAGTCACGAGGTTCTCAAAGTCGATGCCGTTCTGCATGGCCTCTGTGCGAGGTGTAGGTTCACGTTTCAGCACCAGCATGAATTCCGCCAGAGGGTCGCCCTCGGTGGTCAAATCCTCGTAGGGATTCTCCCGGATAAGGTGCAGCCACGAGGACAGCAGCGAGTGAGTAATGAGGTATGCAGCCATTTACTGCGCCTCCTCTGCGGATTTGGGAACGTACTTGACCGCGTTGGAATCGAATGCCAGACCGAGGGCAGCGATTTTGGCTTTCCACATAGCGTTCAGTTCCCGGCTGGAAGTCAGGTGATGCTGCAAGCCCTTGAACGGCTGCATAGCGGCATTGGCGGTGTCTGCGTCCTTGATGCCAGCAATGATTTTGCTGCCCTCCTGCATAACCTGTTCGTACGCCTCGTTCTCCTTGGCGTTTGCAGCTACTTCCTCGGCGGCCTTGCTGTTGTACTCCTCGAACAGCTTGGTCAGGAAGTCGTTCTGGCTGCCGGGAGTGAGGGCCGGAATCTTGTAGATGCCGTGGATGCCACGGGTGCCTTTGGCGAAATACTTCTCGCAGTTGGAGAAGCCAATGGTGCGGTCGTTGCCGTACATCTCCACGAAGCCGCCCAGATCCATAGGCTCCCACACATTGTTCTTGGTCTGGCCCTCAACCTTGATGCGGAGACGGGTGTTATCGCCGTCCTTTTCCTCGGTGGCGTGGAAGACCACCACGATGTTCTTCTTCAGCTCGTAGAAGCAGTAGTCCATCAGCCGGACGAACTCGCGGCCAACAAAGCCATAGCCCTTGAGGGACAGGCTGCCGTCCCGCTGACCATACTTGGGGTTCTGCTTGATAGCCCACAGGCCCATCAGGGTGATAAGCTTGCCGGCGGTATCGAACACCAGCGTCTCGAAGTCCTTGAGGTTCTCCGGCTTCAGGTCATTCAGAATTTCGTCATAGCTGCGGGGCTGGATGTACGGCATACGGTATCGGGGCTCGATGCGGTCAATGCCGAAATCGCAGTCGATGTGCAGCGGACGAGGCGCGGACAGGGCCAGAGTGGACTTACCGATGCCGGGGTAGCCAGCAATCAGCATACGGATTTTCTTTGCGCCATCCTGAATGTCATTAGGGTTGCGAATCATAATGTTTACTCCTTTTCTCTTGGTGGGTTTACTTGTGGAACATAACGGTCTTGCCAGTGGTACGGTTCAGCAGAACCATGTGATCCGGGGCATCCCGGACGCAGAGGTACAGGCGGGAATCCCAGCCCTGTGCGGAAAGGGCTTCTTTCTGCTTGCGGGTCAGCCTTTTGGGCCGGGCATTCATGTGTCTGCCGCTCATACGGTACTCACCTCCTCATTCCAGCGCTTCAACAGCGAGGGCTGCATGGTGATAATCTTGTAGCCAGTGGCCTCCAGTTCAGTGCTGCGATCATAGCTTTGTACATCCTGCGCATGCCGGGTAACAGCATTTGCCAGACCATAGAGGGAAAGGTCACCGCCCGCGATAAGATGCCCCAGAATGCCCTCGCTCTCGTTCTGGCGGATGTTGAACTCCTTGGCCGCAAGCTCAACCACCTTGGGAGCCGCCGCCGGGAGAATGGGCGCTTCCTTGGCATCCCGGAGTTTCTGCACCAGTGCATTGAACCGGGCTTCATCGACCGCCGCCCGAACGGTGTCCTCAATCTTCATCAGGAATGCCCGGTCGTCGGCTTCGATGGTCTCATCCCGGAAAATCCCGAAATCGCCATCCACGCTTTCATTGATGCGGCCAACATGGCGCTTGCCAACACCCACATCCGCCACCATGCCATTGGTACAGACAAGACGGTAAAGCAGAGGCTTCACGGAAACGCTGCCCATGCCGACCTCAGAATTGGAAATCAGGATGCCGGCCTGAACGATGTCCCCCGGCACTACTTCGGTCTGGATGCGCTCATTGACAACCTTGATGTACATGCGGGTATCGGTCAGTTCACAGCTTTCAATGCGGGCTCCCTGCATTTCAGAGATAATCGGCAGGACCGTCTGTGCAACCTCGTAGTTGTCGATACGGCGGTAGCGGTCGGAGAGGATGGCGCGGGCGGTACCATCAAGGGTGCGAACCATGCGGCGGGTGTCCGGGGACTGCTGGAACCAGCCATTGACGTTTGCCATCAGCAAGCCGGGGTTCTCTGCCCGCATCCGCTCGTAGTAGGGAGCCGGGATCTTCAACTGCAATCCCAGCTGACGGTGGGCATTTTCGTTCAGCTGGAACGGGGTGTTGCCGATCACGAGGTCAAAGTTCTCGTTGACGGCGGTCATCTGCATAGCACCCGCTGTGGCAACGTAGTCCTTTTTGACCTTGGCCTGCCGGTCAAGCTCAATCGCAAGCTCCTGCAAACTTCTTCCGTACTTCATTGAAATCTCCTTTTCTTTCAGAAAAACAACCGGGACAAGCCCGAAATCACATAAACTTGCGGATCAGGTCACCTACCGCGGTATCACGGAGAACACGGCCGAGCCATGCTCCAAAAACATCGAACACGCCCTTGCTATCCAACCAGATCAGCAGCGCCGCCCCAAAAGCGGTCAGCCAGAACTGGAACAACGGGACACGAGCCGCCGCCTGATCGGGGGTGAGGTGGTACATGAACATCAGCAATTCCTGCATCTTTACTCCTCCCCGCCGCAATAGATCTTCTCGGCCTGTTCAACGCTGGTGTCATCGAATGCCCAGTGCAGTTCATGCAGCACCTTTTCGATGGTCTTTTCGTCAAGCCCGGCTCTCTGCATAGCCAGCAGGCAGTATCCGGTACAGGCCGCGTTGCTCCATGCGCCATTCAGCGCAAGTGCTTCAAACAAAGAAATCTGTTCCTCATGGGTCAT